GTTTTCCTGGGTTGACAGCGTGGGGGTGGCTTAAAATGGAGGCCGTGGCTCATCACGGTAACGCACACATACCAATCATCAGTTTTTTTTGGCCCAGCCATTACCAGCCACCGTAGCGACCGTGAGCCAGATTTGACTAGAATCACCCCCACCGTGAGCACGGTATCACCACCAGGCCAACCGTGTTTTACCATTACCAGATGGTTGATCACGGTGCGGATGGTAGGCCACTTTGGGCCATACTGCGGCCAGCGTACCCAGATTGGGCCAGGTTGGTAAAGGTTGTTAAGCGGTTTGGCAATCAATCAACCACCGCGGCTACACGATTATAGACGGACACCACCCATACGGCAGTTATGGCAGGTTTGGGTCGTTTGGTCAGTTTGGTTGATATGGTCAGTTTGGACGAGATCACTTTGGTAATCTAAATTGTGTTTGGCTATTGACCAAACACAATTTGTATGCTACAATCAAGTATATTTAAATTAACAAATGGAGCACGATATGACGCACACGCAGGAAATATATGAGATAACACCTGAGAGGGGCCAGCACATCATCAACAAATGTAGGATGTTATGGCAGGAAAACCACGCGAAGAGTTTGAAGCAGTTGACGAGATTGAAACGATTCGTACATTGGAAACAGCAATTTACCAGGGCAGAGAGGTACATCGCTTTGATGCTGTTGGAAAGCGGTTGGGGGGCACACAACACACGATTGGATGGTAAGAAAGAGATTAGATTTAGAGGTCTATTGAAGCAGGAATGGCAAACACACGGTGATCAATGGGAACAGCACATCACTACATTGGGATGAAAAATCAATTGACGCACTGCCGCGAGCGTGTTATAATCTAAACAACAAAAGGAGCACACAATGGCAACACTACAACAGAAACAACAGGTGATTGACTGCTTACGGGCCAAGCGGATCACGATCACATTGGACAGGGACTACTACGATCAGTACCAGCGGGAGTGGAAACTATGGGACGCGGGTGATAAGGAAACAATGGAAACGGCATATTGGAATCTAAAGGATGATTTCGTACTTCAACTACGGCAACACGGTTATGATGGGATAGATGATTGGGATGAATGGCACGACGCTTTTGAATATGCTTATCTAGACGGGGCCAACGAGGCACCAGTGTTCTGCACACAAACGGGTGAGGCCATCAAGTTATCGTTTGAATGGGAATACATTATAGATTGACACGGGGTTTTCGTCGTGTTATAATAAATACTACTATAAAAAGGAGCAACGGAAAATGACTACAACAACAACAACGACACGCACACGAGCGGACATCATAGACGACATCTACGAGTGTTATCGCGAAGATCTACGCTATATGACCATGGGCAATTACATCGCGTTTGAGCGATGGTTGGCAATGTATCGCGAGGACTATGACGCTATGGAACAGCGTATGGCCCTGCTACGGGGGGACTACGACGCGGTTAAACAAACAAAAGGAGCACAACGATGACGGAAACACAAACGATTGAACACAAGCACCAGGACGGTAGATGGCTACGGGAACACATTGACCGTGATGGGGGCATCACATACACCAGCAACTTTGATCACGAGCGTTTGCTATGGGAGAATAAACTACAATTTTACTATGGCAATCTTAATCACAACAACAAGGACATATTGGAACCGTACTACAGCAAGTACCCCACGATGTACCAGGCAGAGATCAATATGCTGTATGAACAATGGCAGGACTATGTACAGGAAGGACACACGCTGTCCAGTTTTGATCAATGGTTGGAATGGGAGTGTTATGATCACAACACGATCACGGAGGCCAGGGACGAGATAGAGGAAGATCTATACGACGGCATCACGGAGTGTTTGGAATTAGAAGGATTCAATTGACACCCAGTTTGGGATCAAGTACGATAAATACTAACACAAACAAGGAGCACGAACAATATGAAACACAATTCAACACAGATCACGGAGGCACGCATAGCCGTGGCCCTGTATCTTAAACAACAGATAGACCAGGTTGAACGCGACACTCCAGGGGACGGCACGGCACAAGCACTACGGGCCATAGCCAAGGCACTCCAGGGTGGAGCGTTTGATCACGCGATCGAACCAGCGGAGTTGGTGATAGAGCACACACCATCATCGTCTATCGGAACACGCAATGACGCGGTTGAAGACGAGATCGAGGACGCAGTGAGCACAACACAACAAACTACTAAAGAGGAGCACTCCCAGCCAGCGATTGACATGAATCAGTTGGCCGAGGAGTACCTAACATAGAGGAGCACGACATGACAGCGATAAAAGATCAATTTAAACCTACTACATCATCGCAGTACATATGGTCAAGCAAAATGCAAAAGCGTGTGTTTGATCGTATGAAAGCAAACGGTGAGATCGAGAACATACTCTTACACGGGGACCCAGGCACGGGAAAGTCAAGTTTCGTTGATATGCTGTGCCAGGAGTTGGGTGTGGGGGATGAACACGGTAATCTGATACGCATCAAGACCAGGAGCAAGGCACAGAACGGTGATGATCAAGTACAGGAGTTGGAGCGAGCGACCAGCACATGGTTGGGTTGTTTGGGGGGACACAGGAAGGGAGTGATCTACATTGACGAGATCGACCAGTTGAAGCCTAACGCACAGAAATGGCTCAAGAGCAACATGGAGCCGTTGAGCAAGTTGTTCGTGTTCGTGGCTACTACAAACGACATAAACGATGTACTGCCAGCGGTGCAGGGACGCTTCACATACAAGTTGGAGATCAAGCACAGCCAAGATCAGTTGATCACATTGATGGCCAAGACCATATTGAAGCAGTTGGAGTGGCCTTACAAGGAGGCTGATTTGGTCAGTTTGGTCAAGCGTAATCGCGGTAATGTACGCGAGATCTACAATGACATGGACATGGAGTTCCGTCCGTGACGCGATCATACACAAAGATGCTGACAAATAGAAACTACAAGGATGAAGTTTCGTCCGCGGAGTATGTTAGATGGGTCTTCGATGACCCATCTATACCAGCGTCTAAAGCCGCTGTTTGGATGGCCATAGTACGATCTAACGATCTAAAGGCCATGAAAAGGTGTGCTAAAGATGTACGCAAAAGATTGATGCTACTACACCAGCGTGAGTGTGATGATGACGGCTTCCAGCGATACCAGACACGCACCATACACAAACTATAAATCACAGAATATTTGGTAATAAAATTGATCTAAAAACAGATTGGTTTTACCTGCGACCCGTTGTATTCAAAGCCAGGCCGAGATCTCTACCAGTGATGTATGAGGCTTATGGTCTGTATGATCACCACCAGGGCCAACTCTATGGCCAGTATGGTGTGGTAGATGTGCCATATGATGGGCCTCGAATCCTTGCGTTTCATTGTGTCCATATCACCATTGAATACCTGGTGCCCTGTGTTATGGGTTCGACCTGGTGCGGGAAACTTAATCCGCTGGGGAACACCAGTGCGTCACCTGCCTTACAGAACTGGTCCGCACTGTGTCTGCCCTGCCAGAAACTGAATCGGCCACCCTCGTAGTCATCGTTCAGCAGTATGCTGATTGACAGTATCCTTGGGCCACCCGAGTAGTGATCTATGTGTTCCCGGAACTTGTGTCCCTGTTGGTATCGTAGCACCTGTATGCCCGTGTGCGAGTGTGAATTGTGCTGGAAAGGGTACTTCTCGTTCACATGGTGTAAGGCCATCTCGAGATTCGCAAAATTCGGTGCTCTATGTGCGTTTAACATGGTGAAATGACAGGTCCTGTGCTCCGTGATCTCCTGTTTGTCGTGCCCTGTGGCACTCTTGGCCACTGCCCATCCGTCCCATGCGTTGTCAGACTCTGGCATGTCCCGTAGCCAGTCCATCAGTTGTGTGCAGGTGTCCGCACTCAACAGGTTCTTGAACGTGACCACGTAGTCACGCACATCCATGCTGTCCGCTAGACGCATTACCTACCTCTTCGTTGTAGCCTGTCCTGTAGTTCGTAAAGGCTGTACAGTTTCTGTCTGAAGGTCTCTCCCACTGGATCACCTGGGGGCAACTTGAACTTGTCGTCTGCCCTCATGTCCCTGATCTGCTCCCTCACCGTGTTGATGTCATGTGTGGGTGCGGCCTGTGTGTTTGATATCGGGTTGGGCATCCTGTTGTTCTCCATCAACGACTCCAGGAACTGTATGCCCTCCGCTGTGTCTATCAACGGCATGTTTAACACACGCTCTGGTAGTGTGCCCGCGTACTTCTTCACTGATTCCAACCTCGTCTGGTAGTCATCACCCCACTGCTGTTTGAGTGTCTGTGACTCTGCCTGTATGTCGGCCACTGGTGCGGCCTGCATCTGCGACTGCATCTTGGCCAGTTGGTCTGAATACAGTGCCATGGCCGTCTTGACCTGGTCCTGTGTGAAGTTGGCCTGCTTGAACACCTGGGTGATCTCCTTGTCCAACTCTGGTGTGACCTCCTCCAGTCCGTAGTCCTTGGTCATTGACCAGTCATACTTCTCTGGTGCCTTGGTGCCCGAAACCTTCTTCTCCAGTTCCGAGTAACTCTTGGCCAGGTCCTCTGGTGTCTTGAATTTCTCTGGCAACCATTCGGGTCTGTCCTTGTTGACCTGCCCTGCCTGTTGCTCGTCGCGTGTGGGCACGGTGTCAACTGTTGTGGTCGCGTCCGCTGTGGTGTCCAACAGGTGCTCCTGTGCTGGTGCCTGTGTGCTCTCTTGTGCTTGTGTGTTTTCCTGATCCATTATAATAGATGCTCCTTGTCATTGTTTGATATGCTCTTCTCTGAACACATGTTCCTGACCCTCCTCAATAGGTGTTGCTGTGCCACTATGTACACGGCCGAATAGGGGTTTGGGCTGTCTGAAGTTATCCTGGTCTGGTTTATGATCCTGTCTAGGTCTGCTAGGACTGCCTGCCCTGCTGGTGATTCGAACACCTGTCGATAGAATTGTTGGAGTTGCTGTGTGCTACGAGTCATATTCTGTTCTTTTTGTTTTGGTTTATGTTCGTAGGTATTTATCTACTTGCTAGGGAGCGGTGGGTGTTTGCTGGTTCTGTGCCTGCATCTGCTGTGATAACTCGGCCAATTGCTGTGCCTGTTGTGCCTGTGCCATCTGTTCCAGTTCTTCCTGCACCTGTGCCTCTGACTTGATGACCTCTGGACTCATGTCCCCGTCCCTCAATATCTTACGTGCCATCTTCTGTATGTCAACGTTGAGCAGTGCCTGTGGACCCAGTGCTGAAACCTGCTGTAGGATCTGTAGGTCCCTGGTGATCTCCGTCAGTGCTATGCCCCTCTTGACCGCTGAATTCACCACCAGTTCTATGATGGTCCTGGCATCACCAAACTGCTGTATCTCACCACGCATCTGTAGTCTCACGACCAAGTTGCCGATCAAGGGTCTCAAGAACTCCTGTTCCAGTCGCAGACCATACGGTCCGATCTTCTGGAAGAAAGCGGCCTGTCTCACCTGTACCTCTGCGGCAGTCTGGTAAGTGGGCTTGTCTGGTGGCAGTATCACATCATTGAACAGCATTGATCTGATCATCTGTCTGTGGTAATCTATCGTGGTCTCCGTTATGTTGACGTTGCCAGCGAATGGTATAGCCTGTAGTGGTTGATCCACTGTCACGACATCTCCTGGTCTCAATTTCATGTTGCCGAAGTTGACCGCTGTGTCTGATGACACCTGCCAAGCACCCAGTGATAGGTACGCGGCCGCTTGCATAAACAACATCTGTGCTTCGTTAATAACCCTGATGTGTGGAAGTGCCATCCTCACGGGTGACTCTCCCCAAATGTCTCCCACCGTCTTGCCAAATCTGAATACCGTAAACATCTGCACTGGCATGGTCTTCTGTTCCAGCATGTCTCCGGTCTCACCCAGTTGCACCACGTATGTGTATTCCTTGTCCATGGGCTTCCTGAAACAACTCTCCAATATCTTGTGCTGTTTGTAGGGCTCCTTGCCGCATGCGTCTCTCATTGAATCTGTGAGTTTGCTACCGTAGGTCTCCAACAGGTAGTGGCCTGGTAGGCTGTGATCCCTGAACACGGTGTCCACTTCGCTCTTGTGATTGTCTAGGAAGTACAGTTGGTTGCTGGGTATGGCTATGAAATTGATCTTGTCGTCCTCGTAGGTGCCGATGCATCCGCAACCTGATATGATGGCATCCGTCAGTGCTTCCGAGGCCGCTACGTAGAAGTTTGAATCCCTCAACGTCTTGAATATGGTCCTGTTGGCCACGTCCAGTTGTGTCTTGACATCGCTCGCTATCCTCTCTTTGAGATCTTCACGCACGGACAACGAGCACCACTGTTGGTTCTGCGGAATCAGTAGATTCAGTATGGTTGATACTAGATTCTGCACACCCTCTGGTGCGGTCGAATCGAAAATCTTTGTCCTGTCAGTCTCGTTGGTGTCCTGTCTGTAGATGTCCCTGTTGGGCCTGGTGTATAGGTACGCTTCAGATATCTCTGATTCGTGTTTGTCGCGTTCGGCCTTGGCCAAACGATATGCTTTCGCGATGAAATCTTTCATTAACCGATCCTAAACAATGATTGGTAATTGGATCCTGTGCCCAGTGAGTCCATGTCGTCGTTGCCCAGCAGTCCTCCAGGTCTACGAGTGATCAGTGTTGACGCACCCCTCTTCCTGTTCTGTCTCCTCTGCTCCTCGACTGACGCTATTCGTCTCTCCTTCTCGGCCTTCTCCTCTGCCTTTGACTGTGCCTCTTCCTGAAGTCGCTGTTGTGTCCTGAACTGCTCTTCAGCACTTGGCATGCTCGGTGCCTTTGGCATTATACCACCCATTAGTATCCTCCTCCCAACAGCCTCAATAGGGTCCTGCCTACCTCTTCAGTGGGTTGTAATAGATTCTTCCTCGCGGTCTGTGAGAATGCCGCACTTGGATCCTGTGCCGCACCCAGTCTCGCTGATGGTCTCACAAGCACACCTCTACCTCCAGAACTCCTCCTCAATGCCCTACCACTGGTCCTGAATGTTTCAGGTGGTGTTGGTGCAGGTGGTGGTGGTGGTGGTGGTGGTGGGGGTGGTGGTGGTGGGGGTGATCCTCCACACATGGTCACCGGTCCCTCGTACTCGTGTGATTCCTCCTCGATGATGTTCATGTCCTTGTCAAAAACTATCTTTGAATATATCTTCATCGGTCTCCTTTTCGCGTGTGCGTGTGTTTTTATATAATATCACTTTCGCGCGTGTGTTATTATATAAATAATCTTGTTCAGTTAAAATTATTTATCAGATCGCTGATCAATTGATCTTGAAACGACCACCAGCGTTCTGTAATGGGTTGAAGACCTTCGCTACCTTTGTGACGTCAACAGCGATGTTTGGTAGGTTGCTTATGGCTTCAGCGGTGGCATCAATGCAGTCATCATGCTTGTTCCTAGGGAACTGATGTAACTCATCCATGAACGCACTACCCTCACGCACACGCTCGTGTACGTATAGACGACCAACCTTTATCAATGGCTCCATGATCTGTGCTATGAACACCATCTTGTTCTTGTTCCTGAATTTTGGAATCACCTGTACCATTATCTTCATGTCCCTGGCCACACGTCTCAACTCATTGGCCAGCGTGGCACTGAAGTTCTCCTCAACGAACACGTGACTGATCTTGTGCTTGGCACACACCTGTATGATCTCACGGCACTGTCCAGTGAAGTCCTTGGTCTCCTTGTCAACAGCACTCAACGTCACCACATCATGAACGAAAGTGTTGCCGTCATTGTCCCTGGCACACACTGACAGCACGGAAGCATCACGACCCTGTAGTCCAGTGGCCGCGTCCCATGCCGCACACACCCTGGTGATGTTGTGCTTGCCCAGACGGCAGGTGGTCAGTGCGTTGCCGAAAGGTTGTATGATTGATCCCCATTCCAACTCATCCGTGTAGTAGTTGACGTTCTCCAACTGCACCAGTGACTGGTACACCGATTGTGGTATCAGCATGTACTGTGAGTTGAAGTCTCCCTCCGTGGTCTCCAGTCGCTGTCGCTCCAACCAGTCATAGGTGAACATGCCCTCTGGGTGGTCATCCCATGCCAGGTACTCCTCCTCTATCTCCGTTGAGTCCTCCTGTATGATCTTGCGTGTCCTAACCACTGGTATCTTCTTCATGGTGTAACCAACACTGACCAAATGGTCATACACGGAATCCTCTGAGTGCGGTGTGCCCACCATGAATATGTTCTTCGCAAGTTTACCAAACTCCGCGACCCGTTCCTTGATACGCTCACGTCCTTCCTGGGAGAGGGTGTTGTCAGATGTCTCCACGTCGTCGGCCAGCACGCATGACGCGTGCATTCCCGTGTAGGACGCACCCAGAGAACTCACCGTCACTGATGGGTTCAACTGCATGATGGGCCTGTCCACTGTGAATGATTCCGTCTTCCATTGGTATAGGTCTGACTTGAGATGTTGTAGCAGTGGATGTGA